GCGGTTAATGACGTTAATATTGGAGCTGTTGAAAATGTTTTAGCACCAGCTATTGTTTCTGCTCCAGTTGTGTGAACTACTGCATTGTCATTTGCCTTTAAAGCCAATGCATCGAAAACAGCATCTTGACTTGGAGCAGTTGCAGTTACTCCATTTGTAATTGTTTGTACAACTATTGCATCCAACTGACTCTTAACAACTACGTCTGTACTTGCCGTTCCTGCTGTGGCTGTTATTTTACCATCGTTTTGTATTGCTGTTTTTAATACTCCCGATGATTTAAAATCAACAATATTCCCTGTTCCATTAGTTCCAAATTCTCCAGCTAATCCTTCTTCAGAATATCCCCAAACTCCTTTACCATCTATTGAACCTCCATAAACAGCCGTATCAATACCTGGACATTCTATATTTATACCAATTGTAGCAGTACCAGCAATGGCTAATATTTGCTGTAGTCCTGTTGATTGAATTTTATCTCTAACAGCGTTTTTTGATGGTGCAATAGTAGTAACACCATTCCAAGATGTATCATCATAAGCGGTGTCTGAAACCTTAGCATTTGCAATAGTTTGAACTTGTCCAGCAGTTTGATATCCACTTGGATTTGATGCATCATATTTTGAAGCAGCTAATCCACTATACTGACTATTTGTAGCATTATCTCCTGTATTAGTTCCACTTGTATTGGTTATTTTAGTCTTTTCAGCAGGAGTTAATAAACCTGCATTTGTGCCATCAGCTAAAAGTAAAGTTGCATCTGTACCTGTATTGCTTGTTACTATTCCATTTGTTGGACTTGCAGTATATCCTAAATTAGTAGTACCAACAATAGAAGTTAATGATGTAGTAGTTCCATTATCTAACAATACATTTGCACCTGTACCACCACTTTTAATAAATGAATTTGCAGTTATAGAATTAGAAGTTGTAGAACCTATATCTGTAACTGATTGTAAATTTTGAGCATTAACACCTACAGGAGTTGCTTGATTTATATTTACAGTAGTTAAATTTGGATTTACAGTTATTGCAACCGTTTCTACTGTTTCATAAACATTAATATCTATTATATCGTTTGCCATTATCGAGTTACATCATTAGTTACATAAAAATTTCCACTTATATAAGTCTTAATAGTTCCATCAGCTTTTATAAGTTCAATGTCATAAATATAAGTATTAGCATCAATATTAATTATTTGCTTATTAATCTTAAATAAGCCACTTGCAGCAGTTGTTATAGTTATTCCTGCATTTGCAACAGATGTAAGTGATAAATAAACTATACCTCCGTACTCTTTTCTTAACTGCATTCTTAAAGTACAACCTGTTAAATTTAAAGCTACTGAATTAACGAGCATTTGAAAATTTACTATTTCAAATGTATCTCCTTTTATATGTGTAAAGTCTAAAGCCATATCTTAATCGTTTTTATATCTAAAATCTCCTGCTGCATTATCGGGAAAACTTGTTGTTTGTGGCAAAAACCACCCTCCAAAGTTAGCACTCATAAACGGAATTTGATCGCCTGTCTGTGCTAAATAGTATTCAGGGAACAAAAGATAGTTTACGATCATATAATCAATAAATTTTTGAGTATAATTTTGTGCTATTTGTCTTTGTTTTTCAACTAAATAATCAACTTCTGACTTTTCTACTCCTGTACTATTCTCTGAATTTCTTTTATAAACTCCATTATTAGCAATTGTATAAGAAATAAACGGTAATAACTCAACCATTGACCATTGTATTGTCATAGGTTTTATATAATCATTTAATAAAGTTAAGTAATTACCTGTTAATGTACCTGTAACAATATCATCATTAATTTTTTCGTATAATCTTGAGCCTAAATAGGTAAAGATATGTGTATCTTGTGCTATTATTACAAATTGTTTAGTTTTATCTGGATCAATATTTCCATTTAAAACAGTCATTTGTTTCAATTCCTTATCAGTTATAAAAAGTGCTTTTGCCATAGTTATCTCATATCGTGAGGTGCTTTGTACACTCTCGGATCGTTTGTTGGTAATATTTCCCCTGCTTTTCTTGCTTCAGATGGTGTTACTTTTTGTGCTAATGGTGATAATATATCTGTTCCTTTTCTTCTATACGTTTCACGTACCCAAAAATGCTTACAAGTACCGTTAGGATATTTCTCACTCATTAATCCACCACCTTTCCATAACCAAATAGAATAAGTATCAGCACCATCTAATCCAAATCCTTTATTAACTGCAACATCTCCCATCGCAATTATATCTTCTTTACGATATAATTTATTTGCATTTATCATTTTTTTACAAAATTCTCTTTCTCCTGGTCCACCACCTGTATATCTATATCTTGTTTTAAATAATTTTGTATCTTGTTCTGAATCTCTTCTTGGATATGCTGAACCTGTACTTGCTAAATGTTTTATTTTAGATAATAAACTTGGATTATTTGCTTTATCAATTAATTTATCATTTGCATCTTCATTTTCATAATCTACAGGATTACTATCTACTAACTCCCATTCATCTAAATCTAAATCACTTGAAAAATCAGTTGGATCTATTTCTATTGAACTCATTTGTGTTGGAGTAGTAGTATCTAAAGTAGAACCACCTGCAGTAGGTGGTAATCCTATTAAGTTTCTAATTTCATCAGGAGTCATTGACTCTAAAACTTTATTTGCAACCAAAGGACTCATAGCATTAACTGCTATCACAACTTTGTTTGATTCTGCAGTTGCAGAAGCTTCAGTTGAATCGTCAAGAGATTTTAAAGGTTTAAATGTTAAATCTAAACTAATACCATTATAAGCTAATATTTTGTCTATACCATCACAAAATTGCTCTTGATTAGGTATTACTACATTGTTATCAAATAATACAAATGCGGTCTTTAATTCGTCTGCATTAGAACTAAATCCATTTGCAGAAGGAATACCAAATAGTAATCCAGAAGTTACCCCGTGAGATAACATTATTTTAGCTCTTGCCTCATTACTTAAATACTCATATTGACCTGCTGCATTATCTAATCCAACTGAATCAATAGTAGTTTTTTTGCTTTCATCTGAATTAAAAGATACAAGTAGCTTTTTACCACTTGCTCCTGTAGTTTGACTAACTACTGAATCATTTATAGTTCTTTGCTGGTCCTCTGTTGGAATACCATTATTAAAATTAATTACTTTTAAAGGTGTAAATCCTGTTTCAACTAATGAAATTAAGTACTCTGAAATGTCCTCCTCAAGCTTTGCGTAAGAAATACCACCTAAATAACTAACACTACTAAAATATTTTTGACCAATTGTATAATTACCAATCATTAATATCTCAAGTGTTCTATCTCCATTACCAAATGATGGTATTAATGTAGCAGGAAAATCTCTTAAATTTGCCCAATTATCTGAATAGTAATAATTCTCAATAACTCCTTCTTTATTGCATTTTTGTGGTCTTAATAAATGGACAGGCATATGCTGAACATCAACAATACTTTTTTTATTTTTAGCATAAATAACCTGTAAAGCACATTGACCTAATAAATACATATCTGTAACTGCTTTTTTAGTACAATCTTTACTAAAAAGCATTTTCATTTGTGCGTATTCATTTGGTTTTGCTCCAGCATCTCTTGCATCTAATCCCTTACCGAATATTAATTTAACAATATTATTGATAACTTGGTTATTAGTTGTAGAGTTATTGTAACGATCTATCAAAAATTGATAGTAATCATTTTTATCTCCAAACTTAACCCAATCATCTTGCCTATTCTCAACTGCTTTTGGAGGATTATAAGCCTTTAATTCTATAATGTGATTATTACTCATAAAAAATTGTATCAGATGCAGCAGCGTTTACATATGCTCCATTATTAATTGTATAATCATCTGCGGTTTGATTAGTGCAGAAAATTTTATCTAAATATATTATATTACCAGATATATCTTTAACCGTAAAATTATAAAAATGATTTTGAACTAAAGTAAATACACTTGTTGCAGTTAAATAATATTCATTTTTAAAAAAAGATGGTGTTATTACAGTTTCTACTTGTGTACTTTCATTTCTCAATGTAATAGTATATGCATCCATATTACGAGGAATAAAAGATACTTGTTGAGCTGATGCAGATTGTAATAGTTTAATCATATATTTTAAACGTATTTTACTCTATATTGTTTCAAAAAAAAACCCCTATAATAAAATAGGGGTAATTTAAAAAAATAACATTTAAGTATTAAGTACCTGATGTAATAGCACCACCTACTACTGTTGTAATAGCACCTGTTAAGAAATTAGCAGCTAATTTTTCCATTCCTACAAATTCGATAGTATATCCTGACAAATCTCCCATTGTAGCTGAAGTAACTACTGTTCCACCTGTAGCATCCATTCCTTGCTCTAATCCTGCAAAGAATAAATTACCGTTATTATCTTCAACAATCATTTGAGGTCTTGAGTAAACCAAAAGTTTAATTTGTTGATGACTTATTGCACTTAATTTTTTAAGTTGCAATGCTAATTTTTGTTCACAAAATGTAGTTCCGTTTTCACGAGAACTTGTTATAGTTTGGTCAAATGAATTTGTTCCTTTCAAATCGTATTTAACTGCTGTAATTGTAGCTGCACCACTATTAGACGCAATTGCATCTGATAAAGTAGTTGTACCATATACAAAAGTAGAAGGAGTAATATATCCACTTGAAATAATGTAAACGGCTCTTAAACCTCCTACGCTTGATTTTGTTGGCTCAAGTCTGCCGAGTGTAAACGCTTCTGCTGGCATAGTTTTAAAGTTTTAAAAAGGGGACTTTTACATCCCCTAATTTATTATTAATTATCCTCCGTAAAGAACTCCTTTTGTAGCTTGTCCAACATTGGCAGCTAAAGTATAGATGGCTCTTACAAATTGAGTATCTCCATCATTAACAGTTTTACCGATTTCAAATCTGTTTACGTCATCTAACAAGTCAGTATTCCAAGATACTGCTGCTGGTCTTTGAGCATAAGCCAAGTTATTAGTTGGAGCAGGAATAAATACTATTTCTACACCATTGTAAAAACATTTTGCATCGTTTCCAGCACCATCAAATAAGAAGTTTATTTGTTGAGCAGCACCTACAGCATTGTTAGCTATTCTCGCAAATTGTTTCCAAGCTCTTGGAGCATAGATTTTAACAGGAGATAATGTATCAGCTAATATTTCTGCAGGAATAGCAGCATAAATTTTAGCACATTCAGCAGCGATGTTAGCAGCAGTTACAGTAGTTCCTGTTACTTTAATATATCCACCAATTGCAGCGTTATCATAAAGTACTTTTGCAAATACACCATCAATAGGACCAGCAGTTAAAGCAGCTACAGCAGTTTGAGTAGCGGCAGTAATAGATCCTTGTGTACTATTTGGAGTTAAAGCAGCAATTGCAGTTTTTGTAGCTGAAGTAATACCACCCCAATATTGAATTTCAGCATCTTCTGAAACGTTTGGAGCATATTGTGCTAATACAGTTGAAGCAAACTCGTTACTATCAATGTTAAATGCACCAGGACTCATTGAACGACCAAAACGACCCGCTCTTAATGATTCTTGTAAGAATGTTTGTTTGTACTCTAATTTAGTAGGTGTAATAATTCTATCAGTGATAGTCATTGAACCACTATTAGATAATGCAGCACCTGTGTAAAGTTGTGCAGTTACAGAAACAGAAGCCTCTGTGAAAATAGTACCTGCTTTGAT